CGCCGCGCCGACGTCCGAGCTATGGGACGTCATGAATAACGCGTTTGGCGCCAGACGCGACCCTTTGCTAGTCGCCATCAGCACGGCGGGTGTCAAGTCAGATCAGACCGGCGGGGATTCCACCTGTTACAGCATGTACCAGTATGGGCAAAAGCTAGCCAGCGGCGAGCTCGTTGACGATGCGTTCTTTTTCGCATGGTGGGCAGCCGGCGAGGATGACAACCCGGCCGACCCGGCTACGTGGGAACGAGCTAACCCCGGCTATAACGATCTACTCGACCCTGAGGATTTCGAGGCGCTTTACCGGACTGCGCAAGCAAAGGGCACGGTAAACGACTTCAAGACAAAACGCCTGAATATGTGGGTCAGCTCGTCTCGCGCATGGCTGCCTGAGGGCGCCTGGAAAACGTGTGAGCGTGCGTTTGATTTCATCGCCCCGCCCAAGGGCGTTGTTCTCGGATTCGACGGCTCTAAGAATGGCGACTGTACCGCGTTGGTCGCATGCACAGTTGAACCAGAACCAAAGCTCATTGTCTTGAATCTCTGGGAGAAACCAGACGGCAAAGACGTTGAATGGCGCGTACCGCGAGGCGCGGTCAAGGATGCCATACGCGAGGCTTGCCGCAAGTACGAGGTACGCGAAATCGCGTGGGATGAATTCCTATGGCTGGACGCCGCAGAAGACCTTGAAGACGAGGGCCTGCCGGTAGTCGTGTTTCCCCAAACGCTTAGCCGCATGGGTCCGGCCACACAGCGGTTTTACGAAATGGTCACCACGCAAAAGCTGTCTCACGCGGGTGATCCGAGGCTAGCGCGTCATATCACTAACGCGCAATTGAAAGTTGACTCCCGTGGATCTCGACTACAAAAGGACGCTCGCAACAGCCCTAGAAAAATTGACCTTGCTGTTGCGGCTGTCATGGCTGTTGATCGTGCAGGTTACTGGCTCACTCAAGACGGCCCTGACACATTCCAAGGGGTTCCTGTCAAGAGCATTCATTTCGTCTGGTAACGGCATTGCCGCCGGCCTCGGCCAGGCGGCCAAGCGCAAGGTGCATCACTTCATTGTGGAAGTGGGCGGGCTCGTGCTTGTGCTAGTCGGCATTTCCGCGTGGTCAATCCCCGCTGCGCTAATCGTTGGTGGCCTGATGCTGATAGGCGCCGTAGAAGTCAGGTCTTAATGAGTGTATTTCGCCCCCGCGAAACCCGCGACATCAGCGGTGGCGGATCTTTCAACCCCTTTGACAACCCGGCTGTGCCGCTGCAAAGCGTCGCCTTTGATTCTGTCTACGGTCTGCTGAACCGCCAGAACAACGCCTCTGGCGAAGTTGTCACGGTTGACCGCTCGCTAGCTATCCCTACCGTGTGGCGCTGTATCGGACTGCTCGCCACCGTCATTGCCGGCTGTCCCCTCAAGGTGTACAAGGACCCCGGAAAAAGGATCGTGCGGGTTGCCTCGCTAGACCCTAGCAACTTCGCTACGACGTACACGCCGTATGAGTTGTGGGAGCTGTGCGTAGCACACGTGTGCCTCTGGGGAAATGCCTACGTCAAGAAGATCCGCGGTGCCGCAGACCAGATTCTGGACCTTGTGCCGATTAACCCGTCACTAGTCAAGGTGGTTCTTGATGACGATGGCGACAAGGTGTTTCTTGTCAAGACGATCAACAAGGACGGCTCGACCGGAGAGCCAGAGGTACTGACCGAATTTGAGGTCATGCATATTCCCGGCCTCGGCTATGACGGGCTGCGCGGGCTCTCGCCTATTACCATCGCCGCCCAGACGTTCGGCACCACCCTCGCCGCGGACAAGCTGGCAGCCAAGTTCTTTAGCTCTGGTTCAATGCTCAGCGGCATTGTAAAGGTCAAGGTACCGCTACCTGACCAGGCATCGGCAGACGAGATCAAACGCCGTTGGCGTGTCACTCACGCTGGCATAGGCAACGAGGGCGACGTAGCCGTACTTGACGCAGAGACCGACTTTCAGCCGTTGACGATCCCGCCCAACGATCTCCAGTTCTTGGAGTCGCGCGAATGGCAAGTCAGCGAAGTTGCCCGCATGTTCGGCATTCCCCCGCATCTGATCGGGGACGAGAGCAAGAGCACGAGCTGGGGAACTGGGATCGAACAGCAGAACATCGGGTTTGTGGCGTACACCATTGCCGGGTGGACTGAGCGAATCTCGCAGCGCGTTACGCGCGAGATCGTAGCGACTCGCGGGCAGTACGCCTCGTATGACCTGACACAGCTTATGCGCGGTTCAACCACCGAGCGTTTCGGTGCCTACGCGCTAGGCATTCAATGGGGCTGGCTCACTCGTAATGAGTGCCGCGTCAAAGAGGACATGGAGCCGATCAAGGGTCTAGACAAGCCGTTGACGCCTCTCAACATGTCGGATGGCAGCATCCCGCCCGCGGCCGTTAATCCTAATGTCGTTCCCCCCGTGGCTGCCGATAAAGCGCCTCCCGGCGATGACCCCAAACAACTCAAAGATGAGAAATCATGATTGAATACCGCTCCTTTGGCGTCACTGCCCTTATGGCTGCCGACGAGGGCAGCATTACCGGACTAGCCGCGCCGTTCAACTCTTCGACCCTCATTGGCGAATTGCCGTGGGGATTCCGTGAGCAGATCGCGCCGGGCGCCTTTAGCAAGACGCTCCAAGAGGCTGACGTAGTGATGTTGTTTAATCACGACACCAGCCAGCCTCTTGCGCGCAAGAGCGCGGGGACGCTTGATCTGCGCGAGTCTGACCGCGGCCTGGAATTTGAAGCCGACCCGGCGCCGACTAGCTACGCGAGTGACCTTCGGGCAAACATCAAGGCGGGCAACGTCCGCGGTATGTCATTCGGATTCAGCGTCATCAAGGCTGAATGGACCGACGATGACGGCAACCCCTCGGACGCGATGAACGGCACTAACCGCATCCTGCGAGAGGTCAAGCTCGTTGAGGTCAGCCCGTGTACGTTCCCCGCGTACGAGACTACCGACATTTCAGCGCGGGACCTGGTAACCGCTGCGCGCGAGGCGCGCGGCAAGACCGCGTTGCCCGCTTACGCAGACACGGGCTTTCTCGCTGACAAGCTCCCGCACTTCCCGCTTGACACCAAGAAGCGCGTCAAACGAGCGTGGGCCGCTGTCGGGCTTGACGAGACTGCCGCCCTGTACAGCGCTGACGACCTGGCCACGATGCGCAGCAACATCACGAGGGCCGCGAAGACGTTTGGCATAACCATCACGACAGAAAACGGCCTCGCGCTCTTTGTCGAGTGGCGAGACCTGATCGTGCCCAAGTCACAGCGCACCAAGCCCACGATGCCCGCAGACGGCCCTGAGGCCGACGCAGACGAGACGCGCGACATCAGGGTTAAGGGCGGCACGCTAAAGCGCATCCCGATGATTCACACCCTGCTAGGGCAGTCCCTTGACCTCTTTAAGAAAGCCGACATCTCGTCACTTTCTAAAGATGCCCAGTCAGCGGTAGCGATGGTGTCGAGTGCAAAGACGCACTCGGGACACATCATGGACAAGGAAAAGCTTACGACGGCCGATGCCGCCAGAGCTGGGGAGCCGGTAGAGACCACTCCCGAAGACGAGCTAGACGATGCACTCAGGGCTGAGTTTGCAAAAGCCGTGAGCCGTGAAATCGCGCTTGAGCTGTAATCCAATTCGGCATATAGAAATGAGTTGATCGGTCATGACTAAGATGACCGCGGCCGAGCGCGAAATTCGTACTAAGCGCGCCAAGGTGTTTGAGGGCATGGCCACCCTAATGGCCAAGTTTGACGAGGGTATCAAGCTCTCGACCGAGGACCGCGCGGAATTCGATAAGCGGTCTGCCAAGCTCAAGGAGCTTGACGGGGATCTCTTGCGCGTGCAGGAGTACAACACCCGCGAAGAGGTCAAGGACGAAACCGCGGACACTCGCGGCGTTGGTCGTGACGAGTCAGAGACGCACGAACAGCGTTACGCCAAGGCGTTTACTGCCTGGTTCCGCGGTGGCGAGAAAGCGCTTTCTAGTGAGATGCGTACCGTTCTCGACTCGGGCCACGGTCTTTCTACGACCGGTGGCGAGCCGGGCGTTGCTGGCGCTACTGGCTTTGACGCTGGCTATATGATTCCTATGGGATTCTGGCAGAATCTGCAAATCGCTATGAAGGCATATGGCGGCCTGCTGAGTCATGCCCGCGTTATCCAGACCGACTCAGGGCAGCCGATGCCCTGGCCGACCGTTGACCCGACCGGCATTATTGGGTCCTATATCACCGAACAAAACCAGCTTGGTTTCGGTGGCGACTCTGCCGGTACTGACTATCAGTTTGGTCAGGGCATGTTGAATGCCTGGACCATCGTGTCCGGTATCATTCTGGCGTCTATCCAGCTCCTTAATGACTCAGCGTTTAACGTTGATCAGTTTGTGTCTGACCGCATGGGCGAGGCTATCGGCCGTAAGGTCGCCGCCGAGCTGCACACCGGGACCGGCACCACGGCGTTTCTCGGTATCGAGACCGCGCTTATTGCGCGTGGTCAGCAGTCCGGCCCGGCTCAGGGCGGCCTGTACAAGGCGGGCACCGCTACCAAGTGGGCTGCCACCGCTGGCGGTTCCGCGTTCACTATTCAGGGCGGCACTTCGGCTCAGCCGAAGTTGGCTAACGGGCTCATTGGCTTTGACGATGTGCTGGGCATGATTGCCACCGTTGACCCCGCTTACCGCGCCTCTGGCCGCTGTGTGTTCGTTGCTAATGACGTGACTCTGGCCATGCTGCGCACCATCACGGACGCCTACGGGCATCCCCTCTGGTCACCCGCGGTTGCGCCTGGCCAGCCGGACACGCTGTATGGCTACCCGGTGCAGGTTGACCAGAACACGACTGCCGTTTCTACGACTGCCGCGACCTCTGGCGGGCTGCTCTTCGGCGATTTCCAGAGCGCGATGGTTGTGCGTCAGGTTAACCAGGCCGGTGTCATGCGCCTGACCGAGCGTTACGCGGATTTCTTGCAGGTTGGTTATCTGGGCTGGGTCCGTATGGATTCGCGCTCTAATGACCTGCGTTCCGCCGCTCTGTTCTCCACTAACGCGACCTGAGCAGGTAGCGCCATGGCTGTAGTTGTGATCAATAGCACACCGCAAGCTGTGACGCTGCCTCCGGGTACCCCGATCACCATTAGCGCTGCCTGCACCTTTAGCTACACGGCTGCGGGCGCCGCTACTGGCGTGGTTATCACGGGGGCTGCGTTCCCGTTCATCTGGACATGGCCCGGTATTTTCGTGGGCCCTTACGGCGGGGTGACGCTCTTTGTTACCACCGCCACAACGGCCAACCTCGATTATCTGAGCTAAGGCTTGGGGGGGTCAGGCGTCGCCTCACCCTGACCCCCTCTCAGCTCAGTAGAAAGGGGTTGAACCGTGGCCACAATCATTACCCTCGCTGACCTCCGCGCGCATCTGCGGTACACGCCTACCGATACCACCGATGACGTTGCGCTCATGGGCTTTATCGGCGCAGCCGATGACGTAGTTACCTCTGAGTGCGGGGACGTTCTCCCGACGTTCTATGACGAGTATTACGACGGTGGGCACCTAATCATTTACCTTAAGCACCGGCCGCTACTGGAGATCAACAATGTAGAAGAGGGCTGGGGCTGGCAGAATCACGAGCTGGACTATCAGCAGGTCAACACTGTTCCCGCTGGCGCTCTCTATGCCTACTCTGTTGACTCGCGCATCATGGCCAGCATTTCGCGGCGCAGCGCCGGAAACGTCAACATCCCGTTTGTCAGCGGCGTCAAGAACATTCGCGTTCAGTACACCGCGGGGCGTAACACCGTGCCGGCCGCCGTGCGCCTGTTCGCGCTAGAGCTAGTTGCCTATTGGTGGCGCAACTCGCAAGCACGCGCTATGACCTCGGCCACCACGACTACGCAGTTCGCCGCCGTTAACCAGGACTTTACGCGCGCACAGGGCGTGTCGAGTTTCAACCTAGGCGTGCCCGCCGGATTGCTTGAGCTGATTAAGCCATTCCGCCGGCTGCCAGTTATGGCGTGATCCCGTGGGCTCGTGCATTCCCGCTGCAACTCAGTCGCTCTTTAGCCTGTTCTCTACGACGTTCCCCCTGTATACGGTGTGGTTCGGAAATGAGCTAGGCGTCTTTGCGACCAACAATTGCATTGAGATTAACGCCGTGTCGGGTGACCAAGTGCCCGCCGAGCTGGGACCGGACTACAGGCGCGAAGAGGTCTTTAGCGTTCACTGCCGCATCACCGTTATCCGCGGGGACGCAAGCGACCCGGCCTCATACCTCGGATGCATGACTGACGCCTGGACAACGTTTAACGCCCTAGAGGTCGCCGTCGCAAACAACCCAACGCTTACTCAGGTTGTGCGGTTTTCCGAGCTAGGCGAAATGGAATACGAACCGACCACTACCGGGCAAGGGCTCGCAATGGGCGTACTCACGTTCGTTGTCCGCTGCTCTCAGCGCGTTAACAGCCTGACCTAAGGATTGCACGATGGACCTTGTTTGCACACACGAGTTTGGCAATTTCAAGCCAGGCGACACTGTGGCCGTTCCCGATGGCGCGCTGTTCGACGGCTCGTATTTCGATAAGGCCGCGGTTGCTGACGCTGACGTTAAGTCGGCTACCGATGACAAGACTAAGGATAACAAGTAATGGCGCCTCTAGTTGGTTCGGGCATTGCCACTCAGGTTGTGTCGATTGCCGAAACTACGTTTGGCGTCGCACCGGCCCTGACCGGCGCCCGCGCGTATGAAGTCAAGAGCGAAACTCTTGAGTTGAAGAAAACCACCGTGCAGGGCCAGGGGCTACACGCTGGCGGTTTCTACGACCGTGCCCGGCGCCGAGTTTTGACCAACTACGACGTTCAGGGCGCCATCGTCATGGACTTGCCCACGCGTCAGATGGCGTATTGGTGTCAGTACATGGTGGGATCGTTCGGCCAGACCCTAGCGACGCCTACGCAGATTGCCACGACTGGCGTGTACAAGTCGGTACACCAGGGCGCGGGCGGGGCTCAGGTACTCGGTAGTCCTCAGGGTCACTCGCTCGTTGTGCAAAAGGGCATCCCCGCTGTTGACGGCACTGTAGAGCCGTTCACGTACGTAGGCACTAAGGTCACGAGCTGGGAACTTAAGGTCAGCACCGGGTCTATCGCTGAACTGACGCTCACGCTGGACGCGCGCAACGAGCTGGGCGGGGGCGGCAACGCTGACCCGCTGAACGGCTCTGTGCCGTCGCTGCTCGCCTGGCCGGGTCTGCCGACCTCTGGCCTCGGTACCCAGCTCTTCCACTTCCGGCAGGCCACCCTGTTTACCGGCGGTACCCCGACCTACGCCACGGGCATTGTCTCGCTCGTTGGCGAGACTGCCGCGGCGAACGTCAAGGACGCTGATATTCAGCACTCGTTCACGATGGACAACGCGCGGTATTTCCTGGGCTCGGCCGGCTTCAAGGCTGAGCAGTTGGAAAACGGATTCCGCAAGATCAACGGCACGCTTACTGTCGAGTGGCTTTCAAGCGAAGCCATGTATAACGCATTTGCCGCTGATACCACCACGTCTCTTCAACTGACTTTTGTTGGCCCCACCGTGGGCGCTTCCAACTACCTGTTTGACGTGATCATTCCCAACATCAAGCTTGATGGCGAGACGCCTAAGGCCAGCGGTCCCGCGGTCATTACCCAGTCCGTTACCTTTACCGGCCTGGACGATGAAGTCACCTGCCCAATCCAGATCATCTATCAGTCGGAAGACACGATTATCTAATGGCTCTAACCCGCGCTCGTGCCGACCTGGCCCCCCTCAGGTCTGCGTCTAGCCCTGAGATGATCAGGATGGAAGGTAAGCGATTGCGGGATGCGGCCAGCATCATTGCCGACCGGGCCAAAGAGATAGCCGCGACGTTCTCTAAGAAGATCCCGCCCACTATCAAGATAGCGGGCGGGACCGGCGGCCTTGAGATCACGGCTGGCGGACCTGACGGACAGGTCGCGCCAAACGCATACATGTTTGAAACCAAAGGCGCGCGTCATATGACTTTCGGCCATCGTGACGCGCCCTGGCATGACCAGCCTTACAGACCGTTTCTAGAAGAGGCAGCGGCGCAAACAATCGACAAGGCAAGCGAGGCTTACGCAAAGGTCATTGATGACTGGACACGTGAGCTTGGCTGGTAACTGAGAGGCAAGAGGCAATGGATATTACGTGGAATGACAAGGTTTACGAATTCGACCTTGATGACCTGACCATGCAACAGGCAAAGGTAATCAAGGAACGCCTAGGACTCACCTTGCTTGGCCTCGAGAAGGGGCTTAACGAGGGCGACGCGGACGCACTGCTAGCCGTCTACTGGCTCATGCACGCGCAGGCCGGCGTGACCGTTGACTGGGGTTCTGACTTCAAGGTCATTAGGTTTGCCAACGCCGTAGGCGAGGCAATCCAAGCTGACAATGCAGATACCGCGGATGACGTCCCAAAAGACTAAGGGACAAAGACAACCTACCTGATTACAACACTAAGCGTCTGTTTGACGGGGATGTGCGGGAGCTACGGACAACGTATCTCGGAGACTTTGCTCACCTTTTGCACATTACCCCCGCCGAACTAGACGCTTTGCGTTTGCGCGATTTCGCCGGGCTGACCCTCTGGGTTGACGAGTACCGGGCCGAGATGGCGCGACGCAACAGCGAGACATAGGGATAACCAGCAATGCCCGTAAAGACTGTCCGGTTTAAGGTCTTGTCTGACTCAACTCAGGCCAAGGCTGACTTGACCAATATTGACAGTCGGCTGGAACTGCTGAACCATAAGACGGCTGTTGCCCGCACCGACGTTAACAGCAGCGAGGGCAAAGCCAAGCTCATTGATATTCAGCTCAGGCTAGAGCGACTTAACGTCATGAAAGCCAGTGCTACCCTGACCCTGGCCGGCTCTGAGAAGATCAACGCACAGCTACTCAGGACTGACGCCGAGCTAAACGCCCTGAGTCACAAGGTTGTCAAGATCCAGATTGACACCGACTCCCCGCACCTGCCCGCGGGCGCGCAAGGCAAGGGCGGACTACTCGGGCTGTTTAACGTTGTCACCACGGGCGGCCTCTCGGGCGCCGTCGGTGAAATGACAACGTTCGAAAAAGTCATGCTCGGCATCAACTTTGCGACTGGCGTTGGTGAGCCGCTTATGGCCGGCCTTACCGTCGCTGCCGCCGGCCTCGGCGCCGGCCTGGTAGCGGCCGGTGCAGGCGCCGGGGTATTCGGGCTAGTGGCCAAGGGTGCAATCAGCGCCGTCACGCCAGCGATTACCAAGTACACCACGGCTCAGGCTGCCGCTGCGATTGCGACCACAAAAACCGCCAAGGCTGCCGCGGCTCTCGGGGAGAAAAACGCGTTTTCCGGGCTGACTGCATCGCAGAAAGCCCTGGCCTTTAGCATCATGGGCGCTCGTACCGAGTGGCAGAACTTTATCAAGGCGGCAACGCCCGGCGTGTCAAGCGTCATTGCTCAGGGAATCGGGCTCATCCCCAAGGCGCTCGCGCTGATGAAGCCATTTCTAGTGCCAGTCGAGACGGCGCTGCACGGCATCATTACCGAGATGGGCAAGGGGATGAATTCGGCGGGGCTGACGTCGTTTATCAGCATGCTCGCCAAGAACACCGGGCCGATGCTTACCGACCTGGTTAAGGCAATCGCCAACATCGGCAAGGGCTTTGGCGGAATCCTTACCGCGTTCATGCCCGTTACTCATGGCGTGTTCGGCGGCATTGATTCCATGACAGCCAAGTTTGCGCACTGGGGTCAGACCCTCACGCAAGACAGCGGCTTTGAGCGCCTCATGGACATGTTTAAGGCAGACACGCCTACGGTTGTGGGAATCCTCAAGCAACTCGGCGGCATTGTTCACACCGTTGCAAGCCAGCTAGCCAGCATGGACGCTATATCTAATTCCAAGCTGCTTCTAACGGCAGTGCTGCCTCTCATCACTTTGGTTGCCGAGTTTCTCAAGGCTAACCCTGAAATAATCACGTTCGTTCTCTACCTGAAACTGGCCTCTGACACGGCGGAAAAGGCAAAGCTTGCTTTCCTGAGCTTGCGCTCTGGCGTGGAAGGTGTCAAGACCGGCGTTCAGAACTTGAGCAATCTCAGGGGCGGATTCAAGGACACTGAGACTGCCGCTAGCGAGGCTAGCGGCGCGTGGGGCACGGCTGGCGGCAAGCTGTCTAACCTCGGCGGCACGGTCAAGACGCTCGCGCTGCGCATGGGTCTGTTGAAGGTCGCCACGGAAGAGGGCGCCGTAGCTCAAGAGGGCATGGACGTCGCGCTAGACGCTAACCCCATCGGCATTATCGTCTTGGCAATCGGCGTGCTCGTCGGCGTTATTGTCTTGCTCGCAACCAAGACGCATATCTTCGGCAATTTCTGGCATGACGTCTGGCGCGATATCAAGAACTGGGGAATGGACGCCTGGCATTTCATTGACAATGATCTCATTCACCCGATCATGCGCGCGTTTGATTCCGTGGTGTCATTCATCGGCGCGCATTGGCGCTTGCTCGCTGTCATCCTCGGTACGATCCTGCTCGGTCCCATCGCGGGCATTGTCATTTACGTTGCCACGCACTGGGCGCAGATAAAGGCGCTGACGTCTCGCTTTGTCGGGGACATACACGGAATCCTAAACTGGTTCGGCAACCTCCCGTCAATGTTTCACAGTTGGTGGGAAATGGGGCTCACCGCAATTCGCACGGCAACCGTTGACTACATTAACTTTGTCCGGGCGATTCCCGGCCGCATCATAAACGCTTTCGGGAACATCGGCCGACTGCTTTACAACTCCGGCGCTAACCTGATCATCGGACTTAAGAACGGCGCCGAGAGCATTATAGGCACCATCGGCTCTTGGATTGCCGGTATCGGAAACTCGATTGTTCATGCCGTAAAGAAGTTCTTTCACATCAAGTCACCATCGGGCACGTTCATGTGGCTTGGGCAGATGATGATGAAGGGTCTAGTTCTCGGCATGATCGGGGGCTCTAGCGGACTGGTTGATAAGGTATTCGGCGGCATGCTCGGCGGCCTTGAGGGCGTGCTGTCCAAGGGGCTGATGAAGGTATCGTCACTGCCCGCCAACCTGCTAGGCAGGGTGTTTAAGTCTATTGGCAGCTCAACTAGCGGACTGTTTAAGGATCTGCTCGGCGCCCTGGGGCTTGGTGGCGGTGGCGGTGCTGGCATTGGCGGCAACGTTGTTTCATGGATTAAGAGTGCCATGGCCATTACCGGTGCGCCTAGCTCATGGCTCGGCCCGCTGGAAACCCTTGTCTCTAAAGAGTCAGGCGGCAACCCTAACGCGGTTAACCCGATCACGGTTCTAGGCCAGCATGCGTCAGGTCTGTTCCAGACGTTGCCTAGTACGTACGCGGCGCACGCGCTCATTCCCGGCGGGGTGTTCAACCCCATTGCAGATGCCGTGGCCGGCATTCGTTACATCATGGCTGAGTACGGCTCACCGTTTAACATTCCGGGATTGCTCGGCGGCACATACCGAGGGTACGACGCTGGCGGTTTGCTGATGCCCGGACTTACGCACGCATACAACGCGACCGGGGCGCCAGAGCTGATCATCCCGCTGGCCGGCCAGGGCAAGCCGACCTTTGGCAGCGGCAACGGTGGCGGAAACATTTACATCTATGTGCAGGGTGACAGTGACCCTGACGGCGCGGCTCGGCAGATTCACCAGAAGCTACGCGACTACCGGAGGCACAAGGGCGGACAGCCCTTGGGATTGGGATAAGGCATGGCCGTAACTGCGCCGAGCGTACTTGACGGCAACCTGTTGACCGTAGCTGACAGCGACTTTGAGGCGGGCTCGCCCACGTGGGCGGCCAGCGTCAACGCTGGCACGGTCGCGGTTGCCGCCACTACGGCATTCTCAGGCACTGCGAGTCTCGGCTGGAAAGCCACCGCGGCCGGTAACTCGACTGTCGCTACCGGGTTCTACCCGGTCAAGGCCGGGCTGACTTACACGGCGTCGGCTTACATAACTACCGGCTCGGCGGCATTCGCCTTTACCGGAGTGTCCTGGTACAACGCTTCACACACGCTGATCTCAAGCACGCCCGGACCCCCGAACGGCTCTCGCGCTACCGCCCGCTGGCAGCCGGTTTTCTTCGCTGCCACCGCGCCTCCGCTTGCCGCATTTGCGACGCTGACAGCCACGGTAACGGCCAACGCCGCGGCTGAGCAGGAGTGGCTAGACCTCGCGTACTTCGCGCCCACAATCGTTCAGGTACTTGCGGATTTCTTTAACCCCACATTCGGCACCAGCGCCGCGGGCGGTAACGACTTTGCAGACATCACGCCGTTT